ACTTCATGAGGCTGGCGTTAACAATGCTATAAGCATATTTGGAAAGTCTCTAAGTCTAAAGCAGAAAACTATCCTTGAAGGCAGTGGGGTCACGAAGCTCATTATTCTGACGGACAACGATCAAGCAGGGAGAGAATCTAAGGTGAAGATACAAAGAGAGATGAGCAGAATGTTCAAGGTTATATTTCCTAGGATGTCTACTAAGGATGTTGGAGATATGACAGTCAAACAAATAGAAGAGAGTATTTTACCTCAACTAGGAGGAATGTATTGATGGTTAAGATTATAGGAATATCTGGTAAAAAGCAGTCAGGCAAGAATACTGCGGCAAACTATATTCATGGCGTTATATTAAAGTCTAAAAATATAATTGAAGACTTTGAGATTAATGAGCAGGGACAGCTAATTATCAAGACTGCTGTTAGTGGCGATGAAGAGTACGGAGTTTTGGACATCACCAGAAAGGACAACAACTTTGTTGATTATGCGCACCATAACTTATGGCCCCACGTAAAGCTTTATAGCTTTGCTGACGGATTAAAAAACCTATGTATGCAATTCTTTGGGTTATCATTTGCTCAAGCTTATGGGACAGACGAAGAAAAGAATACGCTGTCTAACATCGAATGGGAAAATATGCCAACGTGGCAGAATAGTAGCCTCAATACAGATAGAGGTCTGATGACCAGCAGAGAGTTACTACAATATTTTGGAACAGACGTAATGAGAAAAATGCATACCAACGTGTGGGTTGACTACACAATCAATACCATAAAAAGAGAACAAAGCAGTCTGGCTATATTAGCCGATGTTCGTTTTCCTAATGAGGTAGAGGCGGTGCAGAAAGCCGGAGGTAAAGTAATAAGACTCACAAGAGAGTTTCAAAACGATGAGCACTCAAGTGAATGTGCTCTGGACAAAGATAGATACGACTGGAAGAATTTTGATTTCATCGTAGATAACACAGAGGGGCTAAAGAGTCTCTTTAGTCAGGTAGAAAACATTTCTAATAAATTGGAGTTCACATGCTAGTTACGTATATAAGAAGTTCTAGTTTTAATAACTATTCTTTTTGTCAAATGCAATATTTTTTGACATACACCTTGGGCCATCAGTCTACATCCGGTAAAAAAGCACAGCTTGGCACAATTGTGCACAAAGCCATGGAGGTGCTAGCGGGATGCCAGCAACTGATTCAAAATAAAAAGAAAATGCTTTTAGTTGACGATGCGCTTGGTGAAATTAAATTCACTAAGAAAAAATTAGCCAGCGATAAATTTGTTAATGATTTAGTCCAAATGAGTTACGACTGGTACACAGGTAACTGTACACATCACTATACCAAGGGTGACTATAAATTTTGTGAAGAGACCACATGGATGGCGTTGAACCATACTGATGGAACTTTTGACCCTAGAAATAGAAATATTGTAGCATCTGAGCCACATTTTGATATTGTTATAGATGAGCCTTGGGCTAAGTTTGACTACACGCTCCCCACTGGGAAGAAGCTGGAAGGGCAGTTGGCGATAAAAGGAACTATCGATATGGTTACTGAGGTGTCAGATGGAACCATAGAGGTGGTTGACTGGAAGACTGGAAGAAGAGTGGATTGGGCAACGGGGGAAGAAAAAACATACGAAAAATTATGTTCAGACCCCCAATTGTTACTTTACAATTATGCCATCTCAAAGATGTTTCCAGAATACGAGCAAGCCATCATGACAATCTTTTTTATTAAGGATGGCGGCCCTTTTTCCCTTTGTTTTGATAAGAAGGATAGAGAAAAGTTCTTAGAAACGCTCAAGCTTAAGTTTCAACAGATCAGTAGAAATCAAGAGCCCAAGCCCCTTTCTCACAGTAGGAACCACTGGAAATGTAAAAAGCTTTGTCATTTTTACAAGCATAAGTGGCCGGGAACAGACAAGAATATGTGTATATATACAGAGGAGCACCTTAAAAAGCATGGAATGGATAAAACCATTTCAGCGTGCACCGCCAAGGGATTTAGCGTGGGTCATTATGAGGCTCCGGGATAAGGTAATATTATGATTGAAGTAGAAATTACAGAAGGTATGAAGAAGAAGGCTTGGGCAAAGTCCCGTGAAATGGGGGTTATAAAAAACTCTATCATGACCGGAGATGGCAACATAGCAGGATTCTTAGGCGAAGAGGTGGCTAACATAATCATTAAGGGTGAAGTAAACAACACCTATGATTATGATATCATAACTAAGAGTGGCATCAAATACGATGTCAAAACTAAAAGATGTACATCGCCACCTAAACCCTTTTATGATTGTTCAGTTGCTAACTTTAACACAAAGCAAAAGTGTGACAGATATGCCTTTGTTAGGGTGGAAAACAAAAATAACAGATGGGGAAGAGCTTGGGTTCTTGGTTGGTTGGAGCACGACGACTATTACAAAAAAGCTCGTAAATTAACTAAAGGTCAAATTGACCCATCCAATAATTTTGTTGTGAGATCGGACTGTTACAACGTTTCCATATCAGAATTACATGATTTTTCAGGAGCAACAAATGATAGACATAAAGCACAACAGAAGAAACTTTCTTAGGGTAGGCGGCATTAGCGCTAGCTTAAGCTCTGTAGGACTATCAGACTACGCCTTCTCTCAAGACGGAGCCGTTGCGTACAAAGACAAAACTGTTGTATGGCTATGGCTTGGCGGCGGCCCTTCTCAATTTGAAACCTTCCATGCCCCTATGGACGACGCTCCTACTCCGTGGCAGCCAGTTAATGGTAGAATCTATGACTCAAAGACTAACATTGCGCTAGGTGGAGACTGGATTAATCTAGCGAAACATACATCAAAGTTGAATGTAGTCAACTCTTTTAATCATAAGGACTCCTCTCATAGGCAAGGGACTCACTTTATGATGACTGGACATTACAATAAAGAGAGAGCTACTACCTCCATGTCAATGTATCCCTCTTTTGGATCTATTGTATCTGCCTGTTATGGCCCTAACCATCCAGAAAATGGCGTGCCCACCTATGTTAAGCAGGGGAAGATAGAAGCAGATGAAGGCTCGTGGCTAGGAGGAGCTTTTAAGCCCTTTGACCCATCGAATAAGGAGAACCTTACTCCGCAAATCAAACTTGATAGATTCTCCCAAAGAAGAGACCTACTTAATAACATTGATGTTACGAGAGTCTCAGGCAAAGGCGCCGAGTCTGTTGAGTTTTATGAAGGCCAAGCCTATGATGTAATACTAGGTTCAGCTAAAGATGCTTTTAATCTAGAGAAAGAAGACGTAAAGACTAGAGAAGCATACGGTAAGAACGCTATTGGAGACCAGCTCTTATTAGCAAGAAGACTTGCAGAGCATGGGACTCGCTTCGTGACTCTTCATTATGGAGGTTGGGATATGCACTCTAACGTAGGCACAGCAATGCAAGCTAAAGTCCCGCCTGTAGATAAGGCAATCGCTTCCTTTCTTCAGGACGTTGAAGAGAGAGGGCTGAGTGAGAAAATACTTCTTGTTGTCACTGGTGAGTTTGGAAGAACAAAACTAAATGGAACAGTAGGCCGTGACCACTGGCCTTCGATGACTCCTATGTTAATGGCTGGTGGGGAATACCAATCAGGCAGAACAATTGGAGAGGCTGACCGTTCGTACAGTCCTCTTAGCAATCCCTATGGCCCACTTGATCTTCAAGCAACCCTGTTTGATCACTTTGGAATAAGTACAGCAACCATGAGAACAGATAACGGTGGACGACCTAGATATTTATTAGAAGGAGAAGCAAAGTCAATACTATGACAATCCAACTAACAAGCTCAGCAGCAGAGGAAGCTAAGAAATATATGGATAAGCATGATAATGACAGTAAACAATACCTAAGAGTTGGAGTTAATGGCGGTGGCTGTTCTGGCTTTGAATATAACATAACGATAGACCAAAAATACGACGAAGAAAAAGATACGATGGTTCATCAGTATGGTATAGATATTATCGTAGACAGGAAAAGCGCCTTGTATTTAGACGGTACTATTCTAGATTATCACAACGCCTTCGATCATAGCGGTTTTACTTTTAACAACCCCAATGCAGTTAAGTCTTGTGGTTGTGGGAGCAGTTTTCAAGCATGACTTATATATATGAAGACCCAAAAACAGGCGAGCTTTACCACTACTCCAGAAGAGGCCCGCACAAAAAGAACGGAAGAACATTAAAATTCGTAAAACAAACCAAAGGTAATGTAATGACTATAGACTTTATAAAAGAAGCAGACGAACTCTTCCAGAAGAAAAATAACGCAGACGAGAAGGCCGGATATCCACCCAACTGCAACGAGGGATACGTAGAGAAAGATGGCAAGTGTGTTCCTGTAGATTCTCAGAGCGAGAAATGATAGGCATTACACGTAGGCTGTGCGCGATTGCTTTGGCTATCGTATCAATAGCCTTGGTTTCGTCAGGGAAACCTGAAGTACTTGTAATGTATGATTTTTGTGACCACCTTGAGATCAATCACGTTTATAAAGCAAACGCAGAAACAGGAGAAACTAAATTAAGCATTGTTCAGTATGTTTGGTGGGAATGGAGAGATCATATCCTTGTTCCAGTACTAGACTTTCACACGAAACAAAAGACAGGACTTAGTAAAAGGGGTTCGGGATTTGCTGTAAGGGAATATGTAGTTGTTGAAAACAATTACCTCGCACAGCCAAAAATCATTCACACCTCTCTTTCAAGAACTAAGGATGGATGGTTATGTGTGTACCAAGACTTCATCAGTGGTAAGATGAGACATGTATCGTTTAAATGGATAATTACTACTCACACTCTTTATGATTCAGAACTAAATAATAGAGACATAGTAGCATTAGAACACAGGAATAAATTTACAAAAAGGTAAGACAATGGGCTGGAAAAAAACGCAAGA